TACGTTCTCATCAGCCAAGAACCCAAGACGGTTTTTATAGATGAAGACATCAGAAATGCTGTAACCGATAAAGCTTGGGTCAGGTGCCGTCTCGTAATCACCGCAAGTCCTCTGACCCCATGCCGGGACACCACCAGGAATAGTTGCAACGGTCTGGTCGTCTGCTGCCCCAAACCAAAACGCAGCAGGGTTTGCACTGGTTCTGATCAGAACATGCGGCATCGTGGCCGGATCAATCAAATACTCAACGCCAGGGCTAACCGTTTCCAGCCATGAACCCTCGTTAAATTCGCCGCTTGGTGCTTTGACATCTGAGCCACGGGGCTGGAACTCGACGTAGAACCCATCAAATTGGTTCCCTGGATCGCCTTCAATCGTGACCTGATACCCAATCGGTGCAATCGTGGGCAGGTCCGTGAACGCCTGCACAGAGTTCAGGATTGCAGTGATGTCAGCGTTTGAGCGAGCGTCAGAAACCTCAATAGAGATCGGGCTATTGCCACGTACCCAAATCACTGAGCCTTGTGCCGTCAGCGTGTAACCAGACAGGCCGGCGGATCCAAGACCGGTGATGATCGCATTGGCAATTTCTTCTGAGCTAATACGGTTCTCGGTGACCGTGCTGCCTTCACTGACTACAGGCGCAACAGGCGTTTCAACAGCAACAGAACTGCCATTGACATTGACCTTGTAGGTCTGGCCGTAGTTCGCAGCTCGAATCCAGATCAAGCATTCGTGAGGGAATGGTCTGGGCTGTGCTGGAGCCAAGTCCGCTTTCATCGCGGTGGCTGTGGTCAAGTTGCAGACGAATGTGAAGTCAGCAACCGTCACAGCTCTCAGCTGAGTTCGAGCGTCAGTGACACTGTTCAGATAGCTGTATGAATCTCCGTCTTGAGTTACAGGGATTTCATTTCCCTCCAGGTCAAAGACCTGCACTCCGGTGTTTGTAATGACTGCTAAATACTCTTCCTTCTGGTCGCGAAGGATGGAGTGGACGAATGCATCACCAAAAGGGACTGTTGAGACCTTGGCCAAAGTCTCGGTGTAGTCACGCTTCCGAAGACCTTCCGCAATTGATGAAACTGCATTGATCTGAATAGACCCTTGGCTCGGATCGCGTTGTGCGTCTGGTTGCTGAGAGATCCCCTGTATGAGATTGGGGATTGCGTAGCTGACGAGATTAGCCAATGCGGACACCTCCGTAAATGCCGCGCATCAGGCCAATGCCAGCCCTGTAAGTAGGCATGGGACCAACGCCTCCAGTAAGGGAATTTGGCTGAGCCTGTTCCGTCTCAACTCGCATCAGCTCAGTCAGTGCAGCCTGCTCATCGATAGCGGTGTAGTTAGTAACCGAGTCGGATCCCAGCATTCGAGTTGAGAACACTCGCGCTGATCGAATCGTTGTCCATCGATTAAATGCTTCCGGGCTTTCATCCCACGACAACATCCAAACAACGTCAGCTTTGATCGGGGCGTCTGCCGGATCAATCTGAAAAGTTCGATTCAATTTGTCGTAAACCCTTGTGCCCCTCAGGACATATCGACCGTTGTATCGGTATGGATCGACAAGCCAACTGACGATAGATGCTGGGACATTCATTTCTCCAGTCGTTACGTCGATGTCAAAGGGATAACCAATCTCTCGATTCCACGTCCATCCACGGGTTTGCCCTTCTTTTGCAAATTCCAAAATGCATGACTCAGCCATTCGAGCATCTTGGATCTGCTGATTTTCCAAGCTATCGACAGGCATCTCGCCAATGTTCGTTAGCAAAACATTGACGGCACCCAGAAGCGACGTCCGCCCTGGAATCGCCGTCTGCTCAGAGCTGCCCATCAGTCATCTGCACAAGTAATGACTACATGCTAAAGCCCATAAAAAAAGGGGCCAGGTCCGAAGACCCAGCCACCCCCATACTCTTCCTGAACCTAAGCCTATTAGGCGATGCTGATGTCAACAGCGCATTCGGCACGCAACACACCCATACCAATTGATTGACGAGCAACCATCAGTGAGGCTTGGTGAGATACGTTCCAGTCTCCAGAAGTGACCTGAAGGGCTGGGTTGAGCAGAGTCAGGACACCGACTGCATCCTTATTAAACACAAGACCTTTGCACTTGCTCATGTCTTGGGCGTATTCAGCGTTGTTGTCACCAGCAACCAATGTGTAATCAGGCTGAGTGACGTGATTGCTTGAATACAAAGGAATGCCAGCAACCATCAACGTTTTACCGTCGGCAATTGATCCATTACCACCGCCATTTGTGAAGTCGGTGTTGATAGCACGCGACGACATTGTGATGGCGTAATAGTCTTCTGGTCCGAAGAACCCATACATATTGTCCGTTGGGACATCCTTACGCTCCATGGCAATACGCGCATCAAAGATGGCGTTGACTAGGGCATCACCTTTCTCTTGACGAGTGGCGTCAGCCGCGGTGTAGTCAGTGCCCATGGTGACTGTGGCACCAATACGGCCAGTGTTGATTGCCTTATTTAGTGGCTCCGTTGTGTTAGTCGCAGCCGCGTAAATAATTCTCGCAACCCTGCGATCGTACTCATACGCTAAAGCCCTTCCCAATTCTCGCGTTATTTCCTGGCGTGCCGGCCAGTACGCCATCAATTCATCAACTTCAGCGATTGCATTATCTGCAATCATTAAAGAATCGAGATACAGCACACGCTCGTTGACTGCAGAAGGATCATTAGTCGCTCCTGTAATCTCAGTGCCCGGCTGATGATAAGCAGCTTGCTGCTTACCTGTAATTGGAAAGGCCATAGATTTGCCTCCCCTAATGTTCCTTTCCTTGGTTTTTCCTTTGAAACCGCAGTATTCCTCGAAGGCTGAAAGTACCTCCGCAGAACCTAATTTAAGGAATAGGGCTTTGTAGCCATCCTGTTGGTTAGCACCAGCAGCCCAAGCGCCACCGGTGCCTTTAATCTGACCAACTCTTGAGACGTCAGCATCAGCCATGATGTAAAAAAGATTGAGGTTTGCGTAGGGTTCGCGTTCCGTCAATCCTTTCGGTTATCCCCGCGAGGGCCGTTAGGTTGCAGTTGTGCAGAGTATCCCTGCCAGCAACTTAACCGAATACATCACTGTTGTTCAAAAGTTCAGCAAACTTGCGCTGATACTCAGAGTCGGTCTCATACAACTTTCGACCACGACTATCGCGCTTGTTCATTGCTTCCAATACTTCTGACTGGGAGTTGAACTTACGGGCCTGAGTCGCAGGTGCCTGACCACGAATGAGCTTTGGCTCTGATGCTGCACCGCCAGTAGATCGTGCCTGCATTGCTTTCAGCGCCCAGCGGATGGCCTGCTTGTTACCGCTATCAACGATGCCGTTGTAATCAGACAATTCAGCAGGGTCAAGGTTGGTCTTTGCCCAGCCAGACAATTCTTGGAATGCCTGCTGGCCGCCAACCTCCTCCACGATCTGGGCCTCTTCCACCTCACTCATGCCGGCAGATTCGCTTTCGCCTGCCTGAGCCTTGGAGACGTAGTTCTCGACCACCTGACGAGGCACGCCTACAGCTGAGGCAAGAGCGTCATAGTGCTCACTGATGTCTCCACCGTTGTCGGCTTTCCACATCAGTTCAGCCATGTTCAACCCGGCTTCATTGACGGAATTGACGATCTCATTGCCATAGACCTCAGTCGCCTGTTCAGCTGAATAGCCATCAGGCTGTTGCGTTGGAGGGCCAGTCTGGCTTTGCTTCTTTTCCAGCTCTCGGTAAGCCTTCAGCAGGTCGTCTTGGGTATTGAACTTGCCGCCAATTAAATCGTTCTGTGGTTCAGCTTCAGGCTGGGTTTCTGGTTCCCCATCCATAAACTGTTTCGCCATCTCTTCCTGGCCTGGGGCAATCATCCCCTCGGCTTCTGCGAAGGCTGGGTCAAAGCCTGGAGAGATGGTTTGACTAGGCATGATGTCAGCCATTTGGTTCCTCTGATGGTGTGTTCATTTCCTGCACCGTCTGAGCAGCCGATGCAAGACCTTGTGGGTTAGCAGCAAGTTGCTGTTGCATTGCTTGCTGCTGCGCCTGCTGCATTTCTGCAGCGATCTGCTGTTCGCTCTTCACCAAGCCCAATGGTGAGATTCCCATTGCACTACTCAATCTATTAATTAATTCCCTTTCATTCAAGTATTTTGCCATACCCTCAGGGCCAATTGATTGCTGCAAGATACTCATGAATCGTGCAGTCTTCTCTAGATCATTGCCACGGCCAACGCCTGCTAGGCCAACACTAACCATGGGCTGGATTAAGCCTTCAGGCAGCTTCTGCATCCCACCCTGTTTCATATAAAGGGCTAAACGCCTTCTGATGTATGGGGCTTGAAATTCACTGGTCAAAATTGCATAGACCGACCCGAGCGACATTTCGATCTGATTTGTTTGGATTCTGACCTCTTCTGCGGTCACCCTCTCAGCGTCACGCATTTCAGAAAGCATGAAAGCCGCAGCCAATCGTTGCTCAATCCGTTGCAGCGCAGTGAATGCAACGTTAATATCCGATCCCTTGTCAGTACGAATTGTGAAGACGTCATCAGCATTACCCGGCAAATAGGCTCCATTCGGACTGTCTGCTAATTGCTTGGCGTTTGTAACACCACTAGGGCGTACCAGATGCTTTGTTTGCGCACTAACTAATGCACACTCACTAACAGCTTGAGACAACGCTTCAGCAGTCTGAAGATCAGCAATACAAGCAGACTCGACGTAACCAGGGCCATAGCTACTTGCCTGATACGAACTCATCCGCAATGGCAACCATGGCGACGTGCTTCTGTCAGAAGTGCCTCTGGTTCCTTCGATCTCAGTGTTGTTGATCTCTTGGAACCACTCAACTCCAGAATCGTGCCATTTAATGCAGGTGTAAATATCAACTGTCTCTGCGTCTGCCCCCACGTCCGGCAGTGGATTGGCTTCCCCACCAACCAGCCCTCTGTACTCCTCTTTGTCCTTCTTCAGTTCATTGCGAATGCTGGCCGGCAGTTGATCAATCGCCATCGTTTCGCACACCACCGCTAGCAATGGCTCGCCCGTTGGGTCACGCAGCAGCACATAGCGATTCAACGGATAAAGACGCAAACCGTCTTCAGCGATATGCAGCAGTACATTTCCAGCGACAAGCAGATGCATCAGCGCTTCATGCACCATCACCCGGTCATTGCTTGTCTCGATGCTGCGAAGGATCGATAGCTCAAGCTTGTTTAGAGACAGCTCAGTTTCAGACTTGACTGAAGCGATCTCCTCTGGAGAAGCCCCGCTCTCAAGCATTTGCGCCTCTTGCTTCTCCATCTCGATTGGATCCAGCGTGAAGCGAAAAAACGCCTCCGTTGGAGGGAGAATCTGCATCAGCAGCTTGGCGCTCAGGTTATTGACGCCA